AATTTGGGAGAAACGGCCGTCCAATTTACTATTAGTGAGGAACCGACTGGTGATCAGGATCTGATTGCCGAGATCCATGACGCGGCAGCCGCACGCGAATCCGGAGACGAATTGGGGGAGCCTCAATGGAGCACGGAGCGAATCAACGATGTTCTCAATAGCACCGAAAAACAACAATTACCTTATTTCTATGTTTTCAATTTGGTTGATGAAATCTTGGCAGGCATTGAAAACTATTTAACAGAGATGCCTTCTACAATTGACACCCTTGAAGAACAAGGAACTATCAATGCAGAAGAGGAAGAGGCAGAAAAGAAAAAGATCGAAAAGTTTAAAGAACACTTTAAAAACTTCCGCGCCGTCTTGGGGCCTATAGAGATTGTGTCTCCCAAAGACCCCTCCCAAAAATATCTTATCTCATTGGGAGACCTCCCAGTATCAGTGAAATTTTTTATTGACTGGCTCACCGAAAAGCTTTTGCAAAAAGAAGAATCGGTATACCCGCTCCCCATGTTTTTAAATGATTTCTTTAATGTCTTGATTCGCAACTACCTGAATGATGATACCTGTTTCAAGGTACCTATCAAACAACGCGTGCGCATGTCCCAGACATCCTTGACTGATTATGCGTCCGCAGACTTCAGGGAGGGCATAGATACATTGACGGCACATACTTGGACGGCCCGAGCAGCAGCTAAAAAGAAAGATTGGCCATTGATTGTTTCTGATGGAGGTGCAGGCGCCTATCTTCTCCCCGAAAATGCTTCGCCCTCACAATATTTGAGTTTTCCCGTCTTAAACATAGCGGGACCAGAAGGGTCGCGAGGCTTCAATGCCAATGCAGAACCCCCCCCCACAGAAACTAATTACCTTATTTACTATGGCGGGCGCACCACACCCAAAGAAGCAATGAATGGAGATGTTGAAGAGGACCATCGCCGCGGCATCATGCACTATATCATGGGGGAAGACGTGGGAATTGTGAAGAAGATCGATCTTAAAAAGACCTCCTCCCCGGGCCTTAAAGAGGTGAGATTCGAACAAGAGGGCTACGATGGCTTAAAGCAATTGAGAGAAGTTTATGATGCCGACATCACCACCTTCGCAGATGTAGGAGCCTTCCCGGGCAAATACATCTTCGTTGACCCACGCGGCTTTGCCCCACAGACTGCCGGCGTAGGAGATGACAAGCGCATGGATTTAACTGAGTTTGGTGTGGGAGGGTATTATATGATATATCGTTCCGAACATTCTTTCGGGCCCGGCAAAGCTGAGAGTCGCGTAAGTGCCAAATGGGTTGCCGAAAGAACTGGTACCACTCGCACCGCAGAAGAGCAAGAAGCCTATAATGAGGAATATGCGATCAACCGTCCCCGTCCCTCCAAGTGTGACCCCCACGCTGGCGGCGCGCCAGCCGGACCGGCCGTACTGGGACAAGGAGATCCCACAAATCTTACTGGTGATCGTACTGCGGCAGACACCGTTTCGCTACCCAACGAAGATATTTACGCCAGCCGCGCCGGGACTGCTGCAGGGCCGTCTGGTGCCGATGTCATTCCTAGATCTGGGACGGAGAAGTGATAATTTATGTCAACTTTTTATACCAACACAAACCACGAACCAACCAGAACATTATTCATGAAGCGTTTAATGTATAGAATGCAGTTAGCGGGACAGGCCCGGAATCTTGTGGATTTCAACTTAGGAGAGAAGTATCTCTTTGGCCGCGTCGACCGATTCTTTGTTCCCATTCAAACCCGCAATCCCCGCGAAGCCGCTTTGTTCGCCGGCTTTAAAGGCTTTCGTTCTAGCGCCGGCGCTTCGCAGAGTTATGAAGCTCTTTCCTTCGTGGTAGATGCTTTTGAACAAATGGCGTTGGAGTTTGAGAAATGCGCCGCCAAGGGCATTATTGACACGCAGGATTCTTTCTTGAGCAGCCTGCAGGTTCACAAAGCACACGTTAGTCATGAGTCTTTGTACGCCGATTACTTAGATATTTATTTAAACACCTTGAAAGATCTCTTCGATGCTGATAAGATCAAGGTAAGAGACTTTAAAGAGTTCATGCAACATCTGGTGGTATATCTTGAAAGAACATTGCACACGATCCCCTTCACCAAGCCTGCATATATCAAGAGCCGACGCTGCAGCATTATGACGAGTGGTTTGGCTATTGAGATAGCAGATCTGGATCCTGTCAACGACGATGAAAAGATAAATCAATTTGTGAACAGCAAGAACTGGGCTTTTTATGTTAACGCATGCAACGACTACGGCTTTATGGTAGATCAATTCGTCCCTTGGCGCATTGTATGTGATATTGATGCGCCTGGAATGTTAGAACTCTCGGCTAAATATTATTCTCCTACAACCGCCGCAGTCCTTCACAATAATTATGAACATTCGCACAATAAATATTTTGAAAACTTTAGTTCGATTCTCCTCCGTTTATATAACATGGTAAAGTACGGCTCGTTTTATAGCTATGAAGAGTGTAATGGAAAAGTCCGTCGCAAAATGGTTATTCCCTTGTCTTATACATTAGAAGAGATACAAGCAGAATTTAATGAAGCTTATTTTTTACGCATATATTGTCATCTCCGTTTTCTTGAGGAAGAATCTGAATTTTCTATCAATGAGCGCGAGATGCTTATCAACGATTGCTTGCGGGCTGCCGAACAGATAGGAGTACGAGCCTCGTTGCTAATATTTGAAAGAATTTTAAATAAAACATTTGACTATCGGGGCTCAGCGAGTTATATTGAAAGATATAGACGTTTGGTGCGGGATGATATTTCAGGCTATTGATGACAAATCTGAATGCATAGGCATTTATACAGACGGGAAACTTTATTATGAAAACTTTCCGGAGAATCTAACCAAGACTTGGAAATATTCTGGGTCGTTGGTCGACACCACCACAGACTACGCATGGTTGTACGCAGAGGGGCTAGCATTGAATCAGGTATGCCCGCCGGAACTCCAAGACGTTCTCAAGAGAGCACAAAAACGGTTGAGGGCTTACATTAAATCTTTTCAGATTGCCAAAGTAAGCATGCGAGACCACTGCATTTTTGATCTGGTCCCGGAAGATTTTCTTAAAGAGTTTTGCGAGATCAAAAACAAAATTACGGAGTATGTTTTTGAGACGCACACAAAACCTGAATGCTACGAACACTTGCACAATATTGAAAAGCTTTTATATAAGATACGCTATCAGCCTTTGAACTTAAACAACGAGGGGTGTAAAAATCTACACTTATCCTCTCGTGATTCTAGAAGAGCCAAGCTGTTGTTAAGTGGGCCCAATTATATAGATTATAATTTATTTGGAACTGTTACAGGAAGGCTCACCACCTATTCACAAAGTTTTCCGGTACTCACTACGCAAAAAGAATTTAGAAAATTGTTAAAACCTCACAATGACTGGTTTTTGTCATTGGATTATAACGCTGCGGAAGTACGAACCTTTATCGCGTTGGCTGGAGAGAAACAACCACAAGAAGACGTGCACGAGTGGCATATCAAAAACCTTATTCAAGGAGAGATAGATCGTGACGACGCCAAGACTCAATTTTTTGCATGGCTTTACAACCCGGATGCAGCGAACAGTGAATTTAGTATTTATCATCGCGAAAAAGTTCTTGACAAATGGTATGATAAAGGGTATATTAAGACAGTGTTTAAGCGCCGTATACAAGTTGAACCGCGCAAGGCTTTAAACTATTTGATTCAAAGCACTACAGCCGATTTAGTCCTGGAACGTGCCTGCGCAGTAGACGTATTCTTAGAAGGAAAGAAGTCGTTTATCTCTCACATTGTGCATGATGAAGTGGTGATCGATCTCGCAGACGAAGACCGCCCACTAGTCCCCCAGCTAAAAGAAATTTTTGCTAATAATCTTTTGGACACCTTTATGGTTAACTTAAATTGTGGAAAGAATTATTATGAACTTCAAGAGTTAAAGATATGATTTCAGTAATTGGAATAGGGAATGCCGCATCGGCTATTGCAGAAAAGTTTTCTGGTATGGAGAACTATGAAGTTTATTCGCTAAACACCAACGTGGCCCGCAATAGTAAATTTAAAATTAAGCTCAAGAGGCTTGGCGACCCCGAAGCTTATGAGGAAAACATTCCTAATTTAGAGAAAGTGTTCGCCAATATAAGAGAACGCGTCCAGGTATTTGTTATGGGCTCATCGATGAGTTCTAATTATACCCTAGGAATTCTAGAGCAGATCAAAGATAAAAAAATAGATTTATTTTATATCCGCCCCGACATCGAGTTATTGACCGGGACTCCCCAGCTTTTAGAACGCGTCACTTTCGGGGTGCTCCAGGAGTATGCACGTTCGGGATTGTTTAGTTCGATTACGTTAATATCTAATCTAAAACTAGAAGAAGCCTTGGGCGAAGTGCCTATTAAAAACTATTATGAAATGCTGAATGAGTTTATCTTTTCCACTATTCATTATTTAAACTACTTTGAATTTAGCGAGCCAGAAATTGGCCAAGTCTCCAAGCCGGCAGCTATCCATCGCATTAGAACCTTGGGAATGTTGGACGTTAATTCTTTAGAAGAAAAATGGCTTTTTGACCTTGACAACCCCCGTGAGTTGTGTTATTATATATGTATAAACGAAGAGAGATTGGCCACCGAAGGCGGCTTACACAAACAGTTGGTTGATAAGCTTAAAGAAAAGCCTAAAAATACTTTTCGCAAGATTTCTTATGCAATTTATGAAACAGAACATGATGACTTTGGGTTCTGCGTTGCCCACACTAACGCAATACAAGAAAATACTCTTGACAAAGAAGAGCAAGAGTGATATACTTTATTCACACAAGGAGAAATTGAATAATGTCAATTGATATGGAGCTTATGCGCCGCAAGCTCGCAACTTTGCGCGGCGAAAACAAGGGTGATACTAACTCTGTTTGGTTTAAACCAGACGAGGGAGACACCGACATTCGGATCATTCCAACTAACGACGGAGATCCTTTGAAGGAAATGTTCTTTCACTATAACGTTGGCGAACACCGAGGAGGAATCCTCTGTCCCAAGCGCAACTATGGAGAAGAATGTCCTATTTGTGAATTCGCTTCTTCGCTTTGGCGAGAAGGAAGTGATAGCAACGATGAGGAAAGCAAGAAGCTTGCAAAGGCACTCTTTGTACGCACTCGCTACTTCTCTCCCGTTGTGGTTCGTGGTCGAGAAGATGAGGGAATCAAGGTGTACGGTTATGGTAAGACCGCATACGAACTTCTTCTTGGCTACATTTTAGACCCGGAATATGGGGACGTCACAGACGTTACGGAGGGTACAGATATTACTCTTACCTACACCAAGCCCACCAAGCCCGGTGCCTATCCCCAGACGAGCCTGAAAATGCGTCGTAATACCTCAACATTGCTTGAGGATACTGAGGCCATCCCCGCCCTCCTTGATGGCATGCCGGAATTTGACGGTCTATTCGAACGTCTTAGCCCGGAGCAGGTCGGCGCTATTCTCGATGAACAACTTGCCGGAGACGGATCCGCTGAGTCACGTTCACGCGAGACTACCAAGTATAGTACGACTGAAACTACTGACGTGGATCGTGCATTTAATGAACTGGTAGCAGGCTAGGCTCGCCCCGCTGGCAGACCGGGAAATGTCTGCCACTTTAAATTTTATATATTTACGGAGTTAAAATGGGTACCAATGTTATACCTTTAAAGAAAAATGATGATGTTGCTGGTTTGATTAGTAATGAAGACACAATCGTTCGCAAAGCAATGTCCCTAGGCCATAAAGATCCGAGAGTGGATGAGAAATGTCACGCAAAACTGTTACTCGTCCCAATCGGAGATAAAATCTATCGAAGATTTATAACTGGCATGATTGAGTTATCACAGGATGACATTAGCGAGGCGCAAATACGACTTAAGGTGTCTGATGAAAAATATTGTAGAGAAGAACTAGGCCCATTAATTGAGAAAAATGGACTCGAATATCTTCCATTTGTTAGCCATGGCACCCAGAATATTTGGAACATGGAGACAGGTCATCACCGAAGTTTTTATTTGCTGCATCAGCGACGTGATGAAAGCTTTTTTGCATTTGTGGTTAGTAATGAATTTTATGAAGCTCTAAAGGATGGCACGTATGGCAAGCCAGTGTCGAATAGTTATGCTAAGGTAAAGGGCCGTATTCAATGTAACCCCCCACCCGCAGGAAACTTCTACAAGCTCACTGATATTTTTATCCAGCTAGCCGGCCTAAGAAAGGCGGACCCAACTTTTGGAGGCTTGGTTCCATCCGGCGAGTTTCCAACAAGAGAAGAATTCGATGATATTATGAACGATATTCATCCCAAGCAATTTCTCTATAAGGCAACCAGAACAAAGATTCGTAACCAATGGATAAGAAGTGGAACAGATGCAAACTCAAAAGTCAAACCAGTTACATTTGCTGATAAGACTAATGATTTGGTTAAAAATGGATATGATCCTGGCGTTACTATGGGCCGAAAAAATAAGCAAAAAAGAAAGAAATTTTTAGAGCATTTTGACGAGGATAAGAAAACATATCTTGCTTTTACATCCACTAACGGCAATAACTTTAGAGCAAATATTATTACTTCTTTAATTGAAAGTCACCACGATGGAACTCTCGTAGGCGACTCCTCTTACGAGATAGTTGTTTATTGTGACATATATAATGTTAAAGAGAGTTTGACCTTGTTAGAGCAAGACAGAAATAGTTTTGTTGAAGAGGTAAAAAAGTGGAATGATATCTTGAAAAATACTTGTCGATTGAAGTTTGGTTTTTCTAAGATTATTTTTCCAAAACAGTTGACGATTCCGTCTGATACTGGTAAAGTTATAAAGCTTTAAATTAAAACAGGAGGGCAGTATGCCAAGAAAGGCAAAACAAACCAAGGCTGGTCGTGTATCTATGCAAGATCTCATGACCTTGGTAAATAAAAAAGCGGGACGTAATGTTGCGCACGATTTAACGGGTGAGAATCCCACCGAAGTCAAAGAATGGATCCCCACAGGATCGCGTTGGCTTGATAGTATTATATGCAAGGGACACATCGGCGGCATTCCTGTCGGCAAGGTTACAGAGATTGCAGGACTCACCTCCACAGGGAAGTCTTACATGGCCGCACAGATTGCAGCCAACGCCCAGAAAATGGATAAGCTCGTCGTATATTTTGATTCCGAGTCAGCCATCGACCCTGCTTTTTTGGAGGCAGCAGGCTGCGACCTAGAGCGCTTAATGTACGTTCAGGCATCGTCTGTCGAGTTTGTTCTTGAGACAATTGAAGAACTTCTAGGAGCAACCGACGAGAAGCTGCTATTGATTTGGGATTCTCTCGCGTTCACTCCCGCAGTGTCGGATGTGGAAGGCGACTTTAATCCGCAATCCTCGATGGCAATGAAGGCGCGCATCCTTGCGAAGGGAATGTCAAAGCTGACCCTTCCTATCGCAGACAAGCAGGCAACCTTCTTGGTTCTTAACCAGCTTAAGACTAACATTACTAGTGGGCCCATGGCTCATATCACTGCCATGACTACACCCTACATGACACCCGGCGGAAAAGCAATGCACTATTCTTATTCGCTGCGCATCTGGCTCACCGGACGCAAGGCCAAGAGTGCTTTCGTGATGGATGATAAAGGTTTCCGTATTGGATCTGAAGTTAAAGTTAGACTAGAGAAGTCTAGGTTCGGAACCCAAGGAAGAAACTGTGCCTTCCGTATTATGTGGGGTACCGATGAGGTTGGCATCCGCGATGAAGAAAGCTGGTTCGATGCTATCAAGACATCCGAATACTTGACTTCCAAGGGTGCATGGTATACTTTAGAGACTGCAGACGGCTACACAAAAAAGTTCCAGCCCTCTAAGTGGTCCGAGATTATTAAATCAGATAATGAATTTAGAGAACAGGTCATACGTCTGATGGATGAAGAAGTCATTCAACGATTTGATCGGCGCGAAGGAACTGCCGACGATTTTTACGAACCTTATGAAGAACAGGAGATTTCAAATGAATAAGATTAT